CCTCTAAATATCTAAAAATCTAAATTATGGATTACCCAAGAATTAGATCAAACTTTCAAATATTAAATAAATTTCTTGTTGAATTGCAAACTAACATGAATTCTGCAATTCCTGAGATTTATCTGAAACTTGAAGAGGCAGATAATCAAGAGGTGGGTCAGGGATTCATCTCTGATCTTTTCTGGAGTGCATTCAATTTAATCACAACAATCGAAACACTTGAAGGAAAAGAAGTGATTGCTTGGTTCTTGGGTGCCATTGTTCAAGATGTTCATGACCATATTGATCAGTATCCAGATTTAAATGGTGAGATTGCTAGTTTATATAACAGAATGACAACTACTATCACCTATTTAAAGGATGATAAGATTTCACCAGTTGTAGATAATCCAGAAGCACATTTGGATGATACTTATACCTACAATGGTAAGACAATGAAAGTATCAGAGTTTAACAACTTTGATTTTGTTTATGCATCAAGTGGTTATAATCTTGCTCTCAATGCAGTCAGTAAAGAATGCAAGTCACAAGCACTTAGAAAGTGTTTTCCATATTGGAAGTGGAAAATTGGATTCTGGTTTGCAGAAAATCCACAAACAAATCCCTGTACCCAGTGCAATTGGGGATGTGATGATTGGGCTGATGTTAGAGAGTTTTATGAAGACATGAACCAACCAATATTTGATTATAAAGGAAATAAGATTGCCAATGACATCTATGATTGGGTGAAGAAACTTTATGAAGATGCACCAGCACGATTTTATGCGATTGAACCAGTTTCGGATCCAAATGTAAGAATCAATCCCAATCATGGAAGTTACAATCCAAACGGTGCATTCATTAATGAGTATTGTTTGGTTTGGGGCAGAGATGATTTCTTAAAAGATTGGAAGGACTTTCCTGACGATTTAGCAAGATGGATGTTTAATGATGTTAATCCAGATGGATTTGTGGATCGTAATGATTTCTATTATAATTGGAATCTTGATGCCGCAAATTGTATGTGGAAACAAACTCATCGTCCACCAGATCCAAATATATCAAAACCTAATTTATTTGAAAAAATTGTAAAGTATTTTTTAAAAATTATTTAAATGATATCCTCAGAAACTCCATATAAACTTGCAGAAATTATCAGAGATACTTGGCCCAATCTTTACAGACCGATGGAGAAAGAGTATAATAATAAGACACTACAAAAATTCAATGACAAAAGGAAGCAATGATATGTTAGGGCAACTTGCAATTGCTCTTGAAAAACTTGGATGGGATTCAAATGATGAACTGCAAGTGAATATTGGTGGAGTTGCGGTGACAGGCACAGAAACAAATCCAAATGCAAATCCAAAATGGGCAAAACCTTATGGAACTATTACCTATCAGAATGATGCCTTTATCGTGATTAAAAATGTAAATCGTAATCCTGTAGTCCCTTCGCAACCTAGTCATGAATAAGTATAATAGTGAAGATTATTTTTCAGTTATTAACACTAAGACTGGAAGGAAAATTGTTGATTGTGGTGAAGAATTAGACGCACTTGTAATGGTTTCTTTTGACCCACAAAACCGAACGATTACAAGAAATAAAATTCTGATGAGTCCTGTAATTGATATTGAGATTCCAAAGGCACTTCCAACTAACGAAGTTGTTGTGGTGTATGATGTTCCCGCAGAAAACTTTGATGAGTATTGGGACAATCTACTACCTCCCAATCAAACAAAGCTTCCACAAGGACAACAAGAACCTTTTGTTGTGTGAATCAGGGGTTATAAGAACTAGCAATAAATAAAAATAAGTTGCTAAACTTTATGGAACTTTACACTTCTCCACAAGAATATCTTTTTAATCTTAAAACTTTATCAAATCAAGAAGCAAAACGATTGTGGAGAAAATCAATTAAAGAAAAATGGAATCATCAATGTGCTTATTGTGATTCGAATCAAAATTTAACAATCGATCATATAGTTCCACAAGCAAAAGGTGGAAGTGATTTTATTACAAATGTTGTTTGTTGTTGTGAATCTTGCAATCGTGATAAGGCACACACTGATTGGGAAACTTGGTATTATAATCAAGACTTCTTTACAGAAGCAAAAAGAAATGCTATAGTTGATTGGATGAGTAATAAAGAAAAACAACCTTTGTATAAGTATCGTCAAAGGAGGAACAACGCTTCTTAATATGGAAGATGGTAGTTTTTACCCCATTGCTGTAGAAGTAATGGGGACTTTAATATCAATTTTAATAATTCTTATACCCTTATTAATAGTTTTATGAGTTTCACAGTTTATTCAAAAAAAGGTTGTCCTTATTGCGACAAAATTAAAATGGTTCTAAGTGATTTGAGTATCAAGAAAGGATACCCAGTTATTTGTTATGAACTCGGAACCCAATTCACAAGAGAAGAATTCTATGCTGAATTTGGGGAAGGTTCTACATTTCCACAAGTTGTTTTTGAACAAAAGCATATTGGTGGATGTAGTGATACAGTGAAGTACTTACAAGAGAATAATATGTTTTGATGGGTACTATAAATAATTCTGGAAGAACAAACATCAATCGTGGTGTTGAGTTAATACTTCGAAAAACAGGAGGAACAAATCAACCAGAATTGGATTCTAGACAGTTCAGTTTTGGAAAAATGTTTTCTCTTTTTAATAGAGAGATACATTTTAAAATTGAACTAAAATTAATTAAAAAAACGTAGTCTCTTGGAGAAAAAAATGGAATCAGCAACACCTTATATTCTTTTCTTTTGTGGTATAGGAATTATTGGTTCCTTTTTGATTGGAATTATGATAGGATGGTTTGGTAATGACTTGTTTTATTCATTAATGAATAAAAATAGAATAGTGACACATCCAGAAATGTTTGATGAAAACGGTAATATTATACCAGACGAAATTTTGGCAGTACGATTTGAAAACAATTATGACGACAACGACGACGAAGAAGACAGAGACTGAACTCGAAATTCTTCCTACAAATCCATTTGTGTTTGAAATCCTTGCTCTTGCTTCAAAACAAAGGTCAAAAGCAAAGAAAGTAGAAGTACTCAAAACATACGAACACGATTCATTAAAAGCAATTTTTATTTGGAATTTTGATGAAACCGTAGTATCTGTTTTACCAGAAGGTGATATTCCTTACTCTAATCTTAAGGAAGATTTTAAAGTAAGTGGAAATCTTTCCGATAGAGTAAAACAGGAAATTGAAACTATGGAACACTACTCCACTACGTCGATGGGAACAATTCAAGATAGAAGTGGTAAAACAACTCTTCGTAAAGAATTTACGATGCTTTATAATTTTGTCCGAGGTGGTAACGATAGTTTAAGTTCTATTCGTAGAGAAATGATGTTTATTAATATGCTTGAAGGACTTCATCCTCTGGAAGCAGAAATTGTTTGTCTTGTAAAAGACAAAAAACTTGAAAGTAAATATAAAATTAATAAGGATATTGTTTCTGAAGCATATCCTGATATTCAATGGGGTGGAAGGTCCTAATTACAAGGAAAATAATTATGAATATTTTGAAAAAAGATTGCGATCCAATTGATGCAAAAGATGGAAGTCTTCCTATCAACTCTTATCTTGTAACTTATCTTGTAAAAGATAAAGAGAAGTATGATATAGTGCAAGCAGGGGGTAAGGTGGAAATTTTTGATAATTATTATGATGAATATGGTAAAGGTGCAATTAAAGAAATTAAATGGACTGATGGAAAAGTAAATCCAAAAGTTTATGGTTTTGTTCCAAAAGAAACGAAAAAGAGAAAATAATGGTATTAAATGTTACAAAAATAATTAACTAAATAATCTGACGTTCATTTGCTATTTGCACATTGCAAATACAGACGGAAGTAAGCCGACGCGGAACGGATCGTTCAGGATTATTTCAATCCCGCAAACGCCGACTGAAGGAACGCTCTTTAATTTAAACAACTAAGGAGAAAACCTAATGTCACAAGTGGTATATCGTGGTGTCCCTTATGACACCGAATTACGTAACCAAAAACAAGATCAACAACAACCTCAACAATATAATGCACAATATCGTGGGGTAAAGTATGTAAAGGAGGTTGAGAAAAAGTGAAAACTAAAAACAACTGGCAATTAGTTTTAATCAAGCAACAAAAAGAAAAAGAACAACGTAAACATCAAGCAAAACTAGCAATGGCAATGCGTTGATTTAACAGGAGGGATTGATTCCCTCCTTTTTTTATGCTAAAATAAAGGGAGAAAATTTTATTATATGGATAGAGAAAAAGTTAAACTGATTATACGGAATATGGAACTGCTTTTGGATTCTTTAAAAGTAGAAATTTATTCAAACGTTCAAGCAAATAAAGTAGAAAGTAATCAAGAAATTATTGATTACGATGAAGTATTTGAGGATAATGATGACTAGCAGATCGAGGCAATTAGTTAAACTACTTAAAAGATTAATCAAACAGGAACATTTATATTCAGATAAACAACTCAGAGAAATGAAATCACAATTAAGAGTTGTGGAAAATGAACTTGCCGAATTGGAAAAACATACATCAAAAGGATTTGGAAAATGAAACCCGAAGTTAAACTTATTTCTGCAACACCAAACGCAGAACAACATATTGCTTATTGTGCTCGTGTAAGTAATCCAAAAAATCAAGAGAATTCAAATTTCGAAGGATTGCTTAAATATTGTATTAAGAACCAACATTGGAGCATCTTCGAACATGCATTCCTCACAGTTGAAATTAATACCTCGTTGGCGATTGCTACGCAAATCTTGCGTCATAGGTCTTTCACATTCCAGCAATTCAGTCAAAGATATGCTGATAGTACAGAACTTCAAGTTGAACTTCCTGTACCTGATCTTAGGAGACAAGATACAAAAAATAGACAGAATAGTACAGATGATCTTGGAAGTGATTTAAAAGAAACTATGAGTTTATTGATTAAAAAACACTTTGAAGAAAGTTTAAATATCTACAATCTTCTTCTTGCTCAGGGAGTTGCAAAAGAATGTGCTCGTTTTGTGCTTCCACAGGCAACACAGACTCGTCTTTATATGTCAGGCTCTCTAAGGTCATGGATGCATTATATTGACCTTCGTAGTGCTCATGGCACCCAGAAGGAACATATGGAGGTCGCAGAAGCAATCCGTTGTATTTTTACGTGTCAGTTCCCTACAATCTCTGCTGCTCTTGGTTGGAGTAGAGAGAACTGCCCTGAATGTGTAGATGCTCCCTCTATTTGTATAGAATAAATATCTTTACATATTATTAAAATAATGCCAACTTATCGATTCGAAAATACAGAAACTGGTGAAATCTTTGAAAAATGGATGTATATGGCGGAAAAGGAACCTTTTCTCCAAGAAAATCCACATATCAAACCACTCATTCCTACACAAATGAATGTGGGGGAGGTTGGTGATTTATTAAGTAGACATGTTAGAAGAAACCCTGGATGGAATGATGTCCTTCACAAGGTTTCGAAAGTTCCAGGTGCAAATGTAAAACCAATTTAACTATGGCAAGAAAAAGAAGAAGCAATGACAATCATCCAATTGGTATTGGGATGACTGCTAAACAGATGAAAAAAAGAAAACCAATTAGTGCTGACTATTTGGTTGATGTTGAACCTCTTACAGAAAATCAAAAGAAACTTTTTGCAGCATATGAAGAAGGTAAACATTTAGTTGCCTATGGTGCTGCTGGTACAGGTAAGACATTTATCACTCTTTATAATGCACTCAAAGATGTATTAGATGAGACAACACCATACGAACAAATCTATGTTGTTCGTTCTCTTGTAGCAACTCGTGAGATTGGGTTTCTTCCAGGAGACCACGATGATAAGTCTGCTCTTTATCAAATTCCTTATAAGAATATGGTAAAGTATATGTTTCAGATGCCGAGTGATGCTGAGTTTGAGATGCTTTATGGTAATCTCAAATCTCAAGAAACTGTAAAGTTTTGGAGCACCTCATTTATTCGTGGCACAACTCTTGATAATTCAATTATTATTGTTGATGAATATCAAAATCTTAATTTTCACGAATTGGATTCTATCATTACTCGTGTTGGTGAAAATAGTAGAATTTGTTTCTGTGGAGATGCAACTCAAACTGATTTAGTAAAGTCAAATGAAAAAAATGGTATTGTTGACTTTATGAATATTTTAAGAAAGATGGATTCATTTGACTTAGTTGAATTTGGTATTGATGATATTGTTCGTTCTGGACTTGTAAAAGAGTATATCACTGCAAAATTGGAACTTGGATTGTGATGTTTAATTTTATTGATGTTGAACTTCCTCAACTTGAGAGGGA